TGCCCAATCCATGACCATTGTGGCTGAATTTAGCGGTTCAAGATATGGGATGCTGTAAAGCAGGTAATTCTCGAACGAAGTCGCGCAGATTCCTGTTTGGTCGCCTGCCATGTATGCCTTTGCTCTTACCATTTCAACATCCTTGAACAAGACTTGTGATGACAAGTAAGCATTTCCAGCAACATCCGCAGAAACCAATCCACCTTGCGAAAACCACCACATTTGACCTGCTTGAAACGCGATGGATTTACCAGCAATACAACCTACATTTGGAAACAAAATAGTCTGGAAATTTGCAGTAGTTCCCCATGTGGTTCTATCATAAATTCCGCTTGAAAGAGCATATGTTGCGCGATCAGTAAACACATACAATTTCTGATCGTTATTCTGACCAACATAGTTCACCAATGCAGTTACTGGTCGAGTAAACGAGAAGTCTCCGCGCCCTGATCCTGTAGTGCGTTCCTGCCAACTTGTTGGGTCGCCAAGATCGGATGCAAGCACGATGTTTTTGTTTGCAACCCAAAGTCGATTGCCGGAATACGCCATCCAAAATCCAACTGGGATGTTTGAAGATTGAACGCCTGTTGTATTTGATCCGTCCCAGTAAACAGGAGAATTTACGCCATCTTGGATAAATAAAACACGATGCGATGGAGTGACGGAAACATCTCCACCAGTTGAAATGTTTGCTGATTTTGTCCCAATCGTGAAACAAAATTGTGAAACATTTGGATCAAGCGAAACATTGGTAAGTTGGAATGGTTTCCAATCTTGAGGTTGAGTTAGCGGGAATGGACTCCAATAAACCTTGCCGTTTACAGCAAATACAATGTATGGCAACTCATCCGCTTCAACTCCTTCTCCATTTGTCCCGTAAATTTGCGTAGATGTAGTGGCATCTGCCGCTTTGAATTGCTTGTTTGCGAGAAACAAAATGCCACCTTGAAAGTTGCCGGGAGGCAATGACAACCGCATTGATTGTCCGGGTCTTGTTTGTGCAATACCACCTCGAAATTGACAATTTACTGCCCATTTTACTTGGTTTTCTGGCAATGCCCAAGGATTACGCACGGAGTTTACACCTTGCGTCCAACCAGCAGTAATTTTAATCTGCCGACCAGATGTAATTTGCGGAGATTTCATTAAAACATCACAGGGTCTTCGCCATCAGCGTAGCAAACGGAATTTATTTGCGGTGTAACCATAGCATGACCATCGATTGATTCTTGCTGATTTTTTAGGTATCCAAACGCGATCTGCCAGTAACGCATCGCTTGATCAGCAAAGTCTTTGTCTTCCAAGTCAACTGCGTGAACAGCAGCAATGATTGCGCGTTCTTGCTCAAGCGGGATGAAATCATACAAACTTGAAATCCTCGGAGATGTCACCTTGTAAATGATCCTTGCCCAAGCGCAAGGCTTTCCAATGCGAATCCTGCGGTAGCTTGGGTTGATTTCGTTTGGATGATACTGACCAATCAGCGTCATGTCGTTGCTGCGACCATAATCCCATGCGTAAAGAGAAACATATCCATCAGTTATAGGTTTTTCTATATGTGCAATGGATTTGACAAAAGTTGGATCGTAAATTGCATCAACAAAAAATGTGGATGAAACAGAATTGCCAGTTGTCGTGTAAAACTTGCGTCCAGTTGTAGAAGTCAAGTTACGCGCATTAGCAAGCGTGTCGTAAAGCTCGAAAGAATTGTTGTTAATCCGACGAACATAGTAATTCGTTCCAGCAACCAATCCAGTTGGCAAAACATCGCCTTCTTTTGCACGAGCTACCAGTTGCGTTCCTGTCTCGTAAAGCGAGGCATCGGCAGCAATGCTCGTAGAAGGCTGAACTTGCACATTTCGGATGATGTCAAGGCTCAACTGACCATTTCCAGTTGAAGAAAGAATAACTGGAGACGCGCCATTATAAACGCGCACAGAATCGCCAATGATTTTGATCGTGTAATCAGTTGCGGCAACCAACGGAGTCGGCAATGTTCCAGATGAACTAAATTGAACAACTTCATTTTCTGTCAAGTATCCAAGATTTACAGGTTTAATTAAATTCGCGTCAACAGATGGAGTTACTTGAGTCCGAATCGCGTAATATGTTTGACCAGTTCCAAACGAGTCAATGTTGATAAGCGTTGTCAAACCAACATTTGAATACACTTTTGCAAGCGTGTTTGATGCTACGCTCAAATAAAACGGAGTTACGCTATTGTCAATTGCTGGCGATGTTGTTGGAAGGATATAATCAGTTCCAAAGTAAATTTGTTGGCCAGTTGCAAGTGTTGTAAAATCTCCAAGCCAATTATTTGTAAAATCAACGCCAAATGCGCGTGAAAGCACAACATAAAATGTTCCCGTTCCAGAAGAAGTAATATTTACATCGCTAAAATCAGCGTTTTTAACTGTGAATGTTCCAGTAATTGAATTAATAGGAGTTTCAGCACGATATGTCGTCCCAGATACAAGCGGAGACGGCAATGATCCAGTAGATGAGAAGTTAACAAACACGCCAGTAGATGGGGTGATTGTAACTGTTGGAACTGATGTATATCCAGTTCCAGATGTTATTACATTTAATCCAGTAACAACTCCTCCACTCACATTTGCGGTTGCTGTGGCTCCAGAACCGTTACCGCCAGTAATTTTAACCTGCGGAGATTCAGTATATCCAGAACCTCCAGAAACAAGAGTAAAATGAGATACAAATGATGTTGTTATATTTGCTGTGGCAACAGCTTGACTTCCTGCTTTTATAGAACAAGTCATTGTTCCAGTTGCGGGCGATGAAAAAACAGAAATAGTTCCTGTTGCTGGACTCAATAACCCACCATCAACAGAATAATCAAAAGTATTTGCTGCAACATTAGAAATAGTGGTTTGTTTATTGTATTGTGTAGGTGTTGCTCCGCTAATAATAACACTTTGACCATTAGAAAAACCATGATTTGTGGATGTTATTGCTGTAGCAGTTGTCCCTGTTGCGGCAGACGCTCTTATTGTTCCGGTTGCATTAGCACCGGGATTGCTTAACATTGTATATGTAAATTGATTTGGATTTACATAAGTAATTGAAAATGTTCCATTATATTGAGGCTCATTTGCTCCGGCTATTATTACACTTTGACCATTAGTAAATCCATGATTTGTGCAATTTACAGTTGCTGTAGTTGTAACATAAGTTATTGAAGTTACTAATTTACCACTTACAAGTGCCAATATTGACACATCATAACCAACGGAAGAATTTAAACTATATGTAAATGTGTTAGAACCAGTAACTGTTACAATATATGTTCCATTATATCCAGATGGCGTTGCTCCTGAAATTGTTACTTCATTCCCGCTTGTAAATCCATGCGGATTAAGCGTTGTGCATGTAGCAGTTGTTCCAGATGATGTAAGTTTTGTTATTGAAATAGTCGGGTTTACTGGAGGCGGATCAATCGTAATTGATGGAGGAGATGAATAGCCAAATCCGGGATTTGTTATTACAATTCCAGTAATTGTGTTATTTATAGTGCTACGAATTGCGTAGCCAGTTGCTTGTATTGTAGTAATCGGACTTCCAACAGGAGGTGTTGGAGGTGGAGAAAATGTTACATCAGGAGTTGTTGTATATCCTCCTCCAGCGGCGGTAAGGTTTATTTCAGTTACAGAACCAACAACAACAGCTTGAAAATTAGCTCCTGTTCCAGATGGTGTTCCAATAGAAAGTTCGGGTGCTGTGATTTGACTCGTCGTTCCAACTGTAGATGTCGCTTGAATTAATTTAACAAGAGAATTTGTTCCTGCTCCAGCGGTTGTCAGTTTAATTGGATTAACAAAATTAGTTGGGCTTGATGCTACCGCATCAGATTTGTTTTCGTGAAGCGAAACAGAGAATGGATCAATAACATTTACAAAATAATTCTGATTTTCAATAAGCGGTTGAGGCAATGTTCCTCCAGATGTAAATGCCTGCACTTGATCTCCGTCATTAAAATAATGCTTGACACTAAAAACAAGTTTTGTTTCTGGCACGATCGCCTTGCGAATATCAATATCAATTGGAGCAGTTGAGCCAGTTGTATAAATTGGATTGCTATTACTCTTGGCATCAGAAAGCGAACTAAAGATGTTTAAATGCGTCGAATCTATCGGTTGTGCAAAGTATGTTTTCTTTTGTTCCAATGGCGCAGGAAGCGGGGTTGTTGGAAAAACAACCTCGTTAGGAGAGTCGATTGCAAACGATGGAGCAGATGCAAATTCCAGCGAGGTTACAACTTGAGCATTACGCTGGTCGCGTAATTGCATTTGCAGTGTTTGGTATCCAACGATGCTTGAAAGTGCAATTGGGTATTGCAACGCTTGAGCATTTAGCGAGTCGCTGAAAAGCTGGACTGTAGCAGCGTCAATTACGCCAACATAGTATGTTTGACCATCGTTTAGCGGAACTGGAATTGTGCCTGTAAGCACCCTTGCAGACATTCCTTGACCAGATGTCAATCCATGCGGAGTTGTGGTAGTAAAATTTGTGATTGGAGTAATTGCAACATCACGGGTAGCAATCGTCGCGTCATCTGGAGCAATCGTGCCATATTGGAAATCTTGTTGCGAGTGAATTGGAACAAGAATTCCGTCAACTCCAGCACCTCCCGGCATCTGCGATCGGAGATTACGATTGTTTTGATCAAGTCCAAGAACGCGAATCTTCTTGCCAACATCGTTGTTGCTTTCAGCTACCGCAACAAGCTGCGAAGGCTGAATGATGTCCATCAGCGTTGAAACATATCCTCGATCATCCCACGCCCATTCAACGGAATTATACATCCCGCCTTTGT